GTTCACATATTCAACATTATTAACTCTATAAGCCAATTAATTTTTCCTTTAATTCATTAATTTGCTTTTGTTGTCCTTTAACTGCCTCAATAAGCACACCGACTAAATTATTATAGCTAACTGATTTTTTACCGAGATTGTCTGTATTTACTGCGTTGGGCAATACTTTTTCTACATCTTGCGCCAATACACCCTCGGCACTTCCACCGCTATTTTTCCAATCAAAAGATACACCTGTTATTTTTTCTAAAATATCTAAAGGGTTTTCGATTGGTGCTATATTAGTTTTAAGCGTTGCATCAGACGTTGCATTAAAAATGTTTGCTGTACAAGTATTTGATACAGTCAATGCGCTAAAAGTTGGACTATCGCTTGTATTTAAGCTTTGATTAAAAGGGTTGCCGCTTGACACTGTTGCCCAAGCATAATCTGAACCGTTCCATTGCAGATATTGACCACTCGATGCGCTCGACCGATTTAAATGGCTGTCAACGTCGCTGTCCGAATAACCCGCAGGGACAGCCGCCCATAACAAGCCACCAGTTTGCCCTGACTGCGCTTGCAAAAAATAACCATTAGTCGGGGTGTTGCCGACTTTTAAATTATCTTCGTCAACTACATCACTCGCAATAACAGTTGCACCGTCAGCCGTACTGGTTACTTCCCCGCTATGGTTAGGATGCACATAATTGTTAGCACTTGTTGCTATACCATTTAATTTAGTCTGCAACGCATCAGTAAAGGCATTAGTATCATTATTATTTTCGTATGCCGTTTTTATTTCAGCGTCCGTTTGGTCTGCCGTTGCGCTTGTTTCGATGCCGTTTAGCTTAGTATGGTCAGCGTCAGTAAATACATTGCTATCAGTAGCACTATCCACAAGCGTTCTTATTTCAGCCGCAGTTTGGTCGGCTGTGGCATTAGCTTCGATTGCATCTAGTTTTGCACCATCTGTTGCTAAATCTCTGCCATCAACTGTGCCGCCAACGGTTATATTACCGCCAACAGTAATATTATTGCTGTTATCTTCAAAAATAGTTTTAGCTTCTGAAACAGCGCAAAAAACATCTTTTTCACCCGCGCCCCAACTTACAGCAGAGCCAGAATTTGAACTGCTTAAAATTGACGCCCTTGTTAGGGTAGTTCCACTAGCGGTGTAAACGCCTTGACCAGTTTCCCAATTTGTTCCGTCTGTCGCAACATAATACGTCGTATTGCCATCACCAATTGCGCTGAAAGCTTGGTAGCCATCTTTCGCACCCGCTAATGTATATGTACCTGTTCCAGTAGTTGTTGACGTTTCAAAAACCCTATCTTTAAGAACAAAAGCCATTTTATGCTCCTATTATGAAGGGTCTGGTATTCCTACGTCTAAAGCATCTAAAGAAAAAGTATTGCCTGAGGTTACAGATTGCGACGCTGTTAACGAACCTGTGACAAGCAATCTTGTGTTGCTAACGTCTGTAATTGCGTAATGCGTTGCCGTTCCTGTGCCAGTTACACTTGCTCCCGATACTGCCGCGAGTGTGACCTTACGACCGCCACCAGTTCTGTCCGCAGGGGCTGAAATACTAATTGATGTTGTATTTCCTAATGTATAAGTGCTTGTCGCCTCTGCATAAGTTGTTGCCTCTTGGGAAGTAATGTCGACCCTTGATGCTTCCGTATCCAGAACGGTTAACCCGTTGTCTAGTACTCTGTCTGCTACTGTTGCCATTTAATAACTCCTAATTTTAATTCTACGACCATCTGCCGCTGTTTTAGATTTTACTGCATCGAAATTAATATCGTCAATCGCCTTTCTGTAAAATGCACCCCAAGTATTAATTCTTTGGTCTTCCATAAGGTATGGAGCCGAGTGTAATAATGACCCGTAAAGATAAGCATTTGGATAGTATTGCAAAACCCAATTAGATGTATTGCCATTGTTCAGCGCATCGAGGTTTTCATAATACAGTAATTCTAAAGTATATGTTGTGTCTGGTGTTGGGAAAACTTCTATTGACCCATCAATAATTGTATATTCCGTTGGTCTGCCTAGAGCATTGCTATTAGCCGCCCGCAAATCAGTTATTGTTTTACTATCGGTTTGCGACAAACTGCTTATTTGTGAACCTATTATCGAAAACCTTACTGGCTGTATAAAATCTAGTGGAACGGCCGTATATTGACTGTCCAGACTAGCCGTTGCTCTTTTTTCCATACGCCAGTGCCGCAGTTCAGCGTTCATTTGCGCTTCTGCTAACGTAATAAAGTCAGGTATTTTCGCAGTTAAATCGTCACGGTTTAAAAATTCTGCTATAGAAGTTTGTAATTCTGCATACGTTGTCAAAGCCATTTTTTTACCACTTCACTTTGTTTGCCCAATACGCTGCGGACATTTTGCCTTTCGCTATGTTTTTAGCGTGTCTTGCCTTAAATGACTTAGCTCTTTTTGTCATCTTCTTATCACCCGTTTTACCTTGTTGACCAAAGCGAATAGTTTTAATTTTACTACCTTCTTTTGCAACAACAATGTGGGATTTTTTAGGGTGGCTAGGGGTACGTTTAGGTTTGTTGTAACCGCTAACTCCTGCTCGTTTTAATCTAGGGTCTTTCTTAGACACTATCTTTTCTTGCCTTTTCGTTTTTTACCGTAGGGCATATTGTTACCTTTCTGCTAATAAATCCAATACTTGGTTAGGGTCGAAATAAGGATTTACAAATTGCCATTCGTTGCGTTCTTTATGATATTTTAAACCTTCTATACACAACCACATTTTATCATCGTCAGACATTTCTGGGAAATTCATACTTTGACCATAAACAGAAATTTTATCTGCCTCTGTTAAGTCGGCAGGGAAACCATTTTCTACTGTTATATCGTCAAGGGTCATTTCTTTTTCTTTTTTCGTTTCTTAGCAGTTAACTTAGCTTTTGCAAAATCTTTTTCACTAGGCGCACCTTTAGCGCCTTTTTTCCTCATTTTTTCCCCTGAACCTTTTTTAATTCGTTCACGTTTAGCGTGTATATTATCGTAAAGACCGCGTTTTTTCTTTGGCATAATAACACCTATAAATAAAAAGATAATTTACCATAACATATTATGCGATGCCCTGCAAATTTCTTCTTATAGGTTCACCCCAATTTTGCATTGGTCGATAACCAACAGCTAAATATCTAAAACTGTCAGCCCCGTGTGATGTCCAATCGTGTAAAGGTCTGCCGCGCCAAGATTTAAGTTTTTCGTCAAATTCTCTGCGATATTGCAATAGAGCTTCTATGCCTCTTTCACATTTTTCTTCGTCGAACCAACATTTATTTAACATTGACCTTGCAGCTTGTATGCCATCGTCAACAGATAGTCGCGGTGCTATTTCTATGTTTCTTACGCCTAAATTATCTAAGGTTTCTAGTCTGCTTTTACCTGTTCCTAATTCTTTAACCTTTACGTCGTGCGGTAAAATATGGCTTTCGTAATGGTAACCTTTTTCGTGTAGAACTTTTGCATAATGGTCTAAACCTACGCCACTATTTTCATAATAATCTATTAAATGTATTTCTTGCCCAACAAACTGCGCAAACCATATAGCAGTACTGTCGCCTATACCTAAATCAAAACTTGTTATTACAGAGCATGCAGGGTCATAAGGTACAGAAGTAATTCTATCTTCCGTTTTAGCTGTTTTCATTTCTTGCGCATAGTAAGCACCTTGTATAGCCGCCTCGAAGCTACACATAAATTCTTGAGCATATCTATCTTCGCCCATTGTTTTACGTGCTTCTTCTAATTCTTCTAATTCTAAAATGTCAGTTTCGTCTGCTTTGTACATAGCACAAAACCAATTATCATTATTTATCGCATTATTATAAATTTCCCAAAATTCATTTTTACCTTTAGGCGTACCGATAAATGTAGCTCTACCTTTTCGGTCAGTAAGAGATGGTCTAATTACACTTGGCCAAGCATTTGCAGGGAAGTCTGCAGGCTCATCTAATACTACACTATCAAAATAAAGACCTCGCATTGCGTCGTAATTATCTGCGCCGAACAATCTAAAACGTGCGCCGTTAGGAAAATCTGCTCGTAGTTCTGCAACATTATAAACAACGCCTTCAATGTCTTGTGTATATTCTAATAGATAATCCCAAGCGATAGCCTTTGCTTGTCGATAGTACGGTGCGATGTAAGCAACCCGCACTTGCTTTCTTTGTAAAGTTAAAGCCGATTTTATTAAATCGTTAATAGCCGCAACTGTTTTACCGAAACGTCTATGTGCTACAATTACAGCAAATCTTTCTTCGCGTTTATGAAAACTTTTTACTAATTTTCTAGGGCGGTAATTAATCGTCCGTGTCGTCATCGTCTAACCATTTATAAGCTATAACGTGTTCACCAGTGTTGCCCGCGCCTTCAACCCGCTGAGTTTCTTTCCAACCTGCTTGGGTTTTTAAATAAAATATCTGTGCGCCTAAATCTCCCGACCTAGCTTTTTGTATTAAATTTTGAGCAACGAAGCCAACAGCCCTAGCTTTTCCCTTTTTATAGAGTGCAGAAACCTCTTCATCTCTGTCTAGTATATCGAAGAATACACGCCTGCTTATACCAAAATAATCTGCTATTTGCTCAGTGCTTAAAACAGCCGCAAGCGTTTCTACTTCTTTTTTTTGTTCCTCGTTAAACTCTATCATTGGCCTTCCGCCTTTATTTTTAGCCATAACTACTCCGAATAAATAAAACCTGCGAAGTCACCAAAGCAAAACCATTTAGTAGCACCTTCTAATTCTTCTTCTGATAAAGGTACTTGTATACCTGCTAACGATAACTCTTTTTTAATTATTTCTTCGCAACTAGCCCCTGCGTTTAATTTTTCTGATAATGTCATTCGCATAGACACTGTAGAAAAATAACCACCGCTTGGTATTATCTTTTCTAAAAATACTAATGCCCCGCCTTCTTTTCTATTTTCTTTTAATCTTTCTATTACTTTCTTTCGTTCATCTTTAGCTAAGAACATCATTGTTAAATGGCTTACTGCAAAGTCATAAGGCTCATAATGTATGTCTTCTGCTGTTGTTACTATAAGTTTTCCACCACCCTGATACTTTTGCGCCATCTGCGCACTAGGTTCGATTGCTATTAAGTTAGCTTTTCTTGCTGTAATTACGTCTTCCAATATTAATCCAATGTTACCAGTAGCCGCGCCAATATCGTAAACTAAACCATTTTTTGTTATGTAATGATTAGCAAAGTGTCTTATTGCGCGTGACGTTAAATCATACCAAGGTAACTGTTCCCTTACGTGCTTATCAAACTTACTAGCTATGTCTTTGTTTTTAAACGTCCATTTGCCTTCGTCTGGTGATGTAAAACCTATACTCATATTTTATCCAGTATTTCTTCTTTAACTGTTTGCGATATTGCTTTCATCATTAGTGGCGGTACCGACCTACCCATGCGTTCTTTTTTTTGTCCAAAGTTACCTGTTAAAACGTAATCATCAGGAAACGAACAAATTCTTTTAACTTCGCTAATGCTTAATGCCCTTGGCTCTAAAGGGTGCATAACTTGTGCCGCACCTACCGTCTGCGTTGCCATCATTGTCGGGCTTGGCTTTTTAGGATGCGGTCTTACTAAGTTAAATCTTTTAGGATGTTGTTTACCTAATTTTGTTTCATACCATAATTTTTTAATCGAGTATTTATCAACATTAGTTTCTTTTTCTGGCGGCTCTTTAATGTTTTGCCACGCATCTTCGATAGTATAATAATAATCTAAAGGCTTTGGAAACTTAGGCACTAAACCTAAATCTGTTCGAACACCTACAAAAATAACTCTTTCCCTAGCCTGTGGCACGCCAAGAAAAGCACTGTTTAATAATTTAGCTTCTACACGATACCCACAGTTTTTTAATTCTATTAGTATTTCTTTAAAATATCCTTTAGCCGTTCCTTTTACTAAACCGCTTACGTTTTCTGCTATAAAAGTTTTTGGCTGTATATCGTTTATAAGCCTAGAATATTCAAAAAACAAATCGTCCGCTCTTTGTTTACTATCAGAGTATTTTTTTGTCTTACCCCATTGTTTATGGCGTTTACCTGCGGTCGAAAAAGATGCGCACGGTGGCGAACCATCAAATAAATCTAACTCGCCTTTTTTTAAATTAATCTTTTCTAGTATGTCTGCGCCAGTTACTGTTCTTATATCTCTACCATCAAGAATTGTGTAATCTGCTTTATTTGCTTTATAAGTATCTTGCGCGGCTTCGATAAATTCGTTTGCATACAATACCTTATAGCCTGCCATTCTATAACCTGTTGACGAACCACCGCCTCCCGAAAATGTCGATATACAGTTATAACCGTTCCATGGTATTTTTTTTATTTGTTTCATAGAAGGAATGCTATATTGCGGTTTCATTCTCCACCGCTCCATGTATAACCACATTTAGGACAGGTTTTGTCTGTTTCTATTTCTTCGTCAAATTCCTGAAAATCATCTGGTATGTCTTTAAAGCTATCTGTTTCGAAGATGTCACTTAATTCGTCAACACTAAATCCAATAAGGTTTATATCAAATTTTTCATCATTTAATTCTGTTAACTCTAAAGCTAACATTTGGCTGTCCCAATCAGCATTTAATGCTAATTTGTTGTCAGCAATTACATAAGCTTTTTTTTGCGCTTCTGTCCAACCATCTGCAAGAATACACGGAACTTCTTTTAAATTTAATTTTTTAGCTGCAAGCAGTCTGCCGTGACCCGCTATTATTTCATTGTCCGTATCAACTAAAATAGGATTAGTGAAACCCCATTCTTTAATGCTTGCCGCTATTTGTGTAATTTGCTCATCGCTATGCGTGCGACTGTTGCGTGCGTAAGGTATTAGCGTTTCTATGTCTCTGCGCTCTACCTTATCAGCAGGCCAAGACCGTCCATCTGCCATGGGTGCGCCCTTTCTGTTGTTTCTCTATTATACTGAAAAAAATCCCCCGCGCAAGGCGAGGGAAGTTGGTGAGGTATTAAGTTCAATGAAAAAGCAGTAATCGGCGAACCTAATTCAAACAGGGAGGAGTTTGTTACCTCACGACCTGTGTAACATAATTTAGTCATTTTTCATACGTTTCAAGTATTCTTTATAAGGTTCTAGTTGTTTTTCTGCAACAAGACCTGCTCGAACCATTTGGTCGGCTAACTGACCCATAATATAATTTTCTGCTACTGGCTCACCGTTATTAATTCTATTTGCGTTTATTTTCAAATCATTAGGTTGATATTTTTCTGGCGGTAACTCTCGAAACTCTTGCCTTTTCGGTGCTATTTCTTTAGCCGCCTTACTTATTTCTTTTGCTGTCGGCCATGTTCTAGTTTCTAAATTACTTAATAAAGTTTCCTCAAAATCCTTAAACCATTCAGTGTAAGCTTTAGTTGGTGCAAGTTTTATAATTTTATCGCATAAAAATTCTGCTTCGCTTTTCATACTTTCGCTATTACCCTGCACCGCTCTGGGTGCGTTTAATCTACCAAGAAGGTTAAGCATTTTTTCTTTTAATTCGTTATTGCGCATTTAACATCTCCCTTAAAACTTCTTTTTGCGTATCTAATTTATTTTCTGTTTCGTATTCGTCGTTCCATCGCTCTTGATTTAACCATGTACTTGCGTGAGGTATAAATTCTTTCTTGGTATCTTTATGGGCTTCGATAAAAATGTCTAACTTTTCCATCATTGGCTCAAAATCTATTTTAGTTAATGCTCTTGCAAAAACTTTTTGCGCTTGTGCTTTTGCTGTCTTTCTTGGGTATTTATCCCAAAATTGTTTAAACTGCTCTATAATAACATCTATTGACCTAACTAATATAATAGGTTCTTTGGATGGTTCTTTGGATGGTTTACCTGAATTTAGTTCAGGGGTAGGGCTGAACGTCATTCCGTGGTAGGGGTGAACGTCATTCAGTGGTGGTCTAGTTGAAGGTAATTGGCTAACTATTTGTAAATTAATTTGATAATCAATCGTGTAGCCGTTTCGACATTCTTTCTGACCCGAAACTTTTAAAATACCCATCGCAAGCATATCTTTTATATGTACTCGAACAGCACGGCTAGACATTTCTAGGTCTGCGGCCATGTTGCCTTTACTAACCCAAATACCGCTACCGTCGTCACTAGCTTTATCGGCCATATACATAAGAATTGCTTTTTTTGTAGGCGAACCTATTAATTTTGTTTGTATTACGTTTGAAACTAGGTTACTCATTACTTATGGTTACTCCTTGTAATCTATGAGTATTGTATAATACTTCTTCTTTATTTGCTTATGACCCTCGGAGTTTTTAGCTTCGAGGGTTTAATCTTGTAAGTAATCTGACAGTCTTTCGACGGTAGAAAACTTTGGGTCAGTTTCGTTATTAATGATTTGGTACAAAACTGGTCTTGATACATTAGCATTTTTTGCTACTGCTGTTAAGTTTCTATCTCTTAATTTATAGCGAATTGCATCTAAACTTAATATATTTTTTTCTTCCATTTTAACCTCTTTTGTTTACGTTTACTTGTTTTCTCCTTTACAACATATTCCAAATCACCTAGAGTGTACATAGCAAAAAGGAGAAATATTATGATTACTAAAAAACGCCCACCAATGATTGCAGTTAAAGTAGCAATAACAGAAGCTATTTTAAACGATACGCAAGCAAAGGTAGAAGCTAACGCACCATTGCATGAAATGTTCCCAAATGGTTGGGATAAAATTATCGACCAAGCTCTTGCAGCCGCATACGACGGTTACGAAGATACAAAGCTTGGTGAAATAGAATTAGAATTAGATAGGATTGAAAATGCCTTTAACTAATAAAGAAAAGGAGACTGTATGGGAAACATTTAAAGTGCTAAGAAATACATCTACCCAGATAGCAGACTGCCAAGATTTATGGCTTTCTGATATACGAGAAATTGAGACCAGTTTTTGGTCTTTATATAATACATTTGATTTTATTAAAGAAAGAACAGAGAAAGAAAGAAAAAATGACTAAAATTCCAGAAAGATTAAAAGATTTAATTACAGAAGTTGGTTTGACAGAAAGACAAGCTACATGGAATTGCCACGGTGTACCTGTGGTACTACATAAAGCTTTAGAAAAAATAGCTAGCAAACATAATATAGTTTTCGATGCGCCTAATATTATCGAAAGCAATATAAAAGAAAAGTATGTTGCTATTTGCGTCACTGGGCATATGGGCGATGCTACAGAATGGTCGATTGGCGAAGCCGCGCCTTATAATACAACAAATAAATATCCATACGCCATGGCAGAAAAAAGAGCCAAGGACAGAGTTATACTTAAACTTGTTGGGCTACATGGAGATGTTTATAGCGAGGAAGAGGCCGACGATTTTAAAAATCAAAAGCCTACAAACAGCGAACCAAATTTAAGTATAGACCAAGCAGAACGCATAGAGGCAATGTTAGAGTTTTACGAAGATTGCAACCTTGAGCGTTTTATAGCCGCAGAAAAGAAATATGAAAAAGTTCTTAACATGGTTGGTATAGGCGAAGAAGACTATAATAAAATAGTCGAAGCACACGACAAAAGAAAAGCGGAGTTGTATTCATGAAAAGTATAACCGCAGTAGGCTATCTCACTAAAGATTGCGAAGTTGTCGAAAACGAAAAAAGTTCATTCGTAAAATTCTCTATAGCTGTCGATGATGGCTATGGGGAAAACAAAGGGACGATATTTTTTGGCGCACGATACTTTAGAACAAACATATCACCGTATCTTTTAAAAGGTAAACTTGTAGCCATAACAGGTGATTTAAAAAGAAACGAATACGAAGGCAAAACGTATTTATCTATAAACGCAACCGACGTTAAATTATTAGGAGGTAAAAGTAACGAACCTAAAAGACTAGCCGAAGGGCAAAAAATAGAAAGCAATAATGAAGTCAACGATTTTGATGACGAAATACCATTTTAAGAAGGAGTAAACTCATGGACGATATTACAACACAAGACGGCAATGTTTTACAGCTATTAAAATCAGGCCAAACAATAACACCTATCGAAGCTTTAAACAAATTCGGTTGCTTTAGATTAGCGGCAGTAGTGCATAGGCTTAGAAAAGAACAAGGTTGGCCGATACACACGGACATTATAAAGCACAATAAAAAACATTGGGCGCAATATTCATTAGACCAGAATAAAGACACATGGCCAGAATAAAGCTACAAGTAATAAAAAGTGGGGGGCAGTTAATGCCCTCTACTGAATACGACGCTGTAAAAATAGAAGAATATAAAGATAGCCAAGTATTTGATTTACAGCCAACAGGTAAACGCTCGAACCCGCATCATAATTTATATTGGGCTACACTTAAAAATGTTTGCGATGCTACTAACAGATGGCCTACAGAACAACACTTACATAGTGAATTGAAGTGGGCGTGTGGTTACGTTAAGATGCGGTGGAATAGTTTGGCAAGCGCACATATGCGTATTATGGACAGTATTTCTTTTGACGATATGAGCCAAAAAGAATTTAATGATTACTTCGAACTGGCTATGGAAAAATTATCTGAAGCAATAGGATACGACCCACTTGAGCAATCTAGCTAACAAACCACCGCTTGGATTAAAAAAAAATAAAACTAAACGCAACGCAAAGTATTTAGACAAGATTAGAGAAATGCCGTGTTGCGTTTGTAAAAAATTTGGCGAAGTACAATACAGCCCGACAACAGCGCACCATCCTATTCACGATAGATACGGCACGACCAAAGCAA